TTGCTGTAAAATCAATAGGCGTAGTACCAGTACCGACTGCACTTAAGAAGCTGGTAGGGCTACTAGTCCCCAGACCTAAGCGTCCCGAGCTGTCGATGCGGGCGCGTTCAAGCCTACCTGAAGTATTGTAAAAAAGAATTGAAGAACTTGACGCCGACCCAATCGCAATACCTCCAGTTCTACCTTCAAGAACAAAATTGCCTGCAAAGACGGGAGTGGTATTTCCAGTCGACCCAACGCCAATTCGCCCCGTAGCACTCGTTTGATCTGAACCAAAATAGCTCTGTATAGGGTTTGCTTGGGAATCAACTACAGAAAGAGTTGATAGAGGATTCGTAGTGCCAATCCCTACGTTGCCAGTGTTGAGAACAGTTACTTTAGCTGTAGAATTTGTTTGAATTGTAAATTTATGATCCGTTGCTGTTCCGACATAAGTGCCAGTATCATTAGTCAAAAAACGACCTGTTACACTTCCAGACTGAACAAGTGCTGTAGTATCACCTGATGATTTATTGAGATGAAGAAGTGCCCCAGGATTCGTCGTGCCAATCCCTACGTTGCTAGCAAAATACCCCCCACCACCTTGATTGACCCAGAACTTATCAACAAGTGTTGACCCTGTTGCAGATCTGAAGACTTTGTAGTTGTTATTTCCGCCTGTATCAAATGGATACAGCCACATAAAGCCAGAGTTGTCAGAATCATTAGTAAAGTTATTGTTAACACGAACAAGAAAACCGCTACGGCCAGAACTGGTTTGCAAATTTGCGCCATAGTTAATGTCTCTTCCTCCAATAGCAGTAGTCCCCACATTTCCTGGAACGATATGAAGAAGTGCCTCAGGACTCGTCGTGCCAATACCTACGTTGCCCGAGCTGTCGATGCGGGCGCGTTCGGCATTAGCTATCTGAAATCTGATGTTTGAATCAACGCCTAAGGTATTGCTTGCATTGGCAGTAAACAAAAGGTCGCCATTTGCATTGTCCGTAATTAAGTGAGATCCGCTCCAGTTAGTATCCTCTAATCTAAGTGCTGGAACACTACTCTTAATGTGAATGCTATTAGCAGGACTCGTAGTGCCAATCCCTACGTTGCCTGTATCATCAATAGTTAAACGATCATTACCATTGGTTACAATACGGATTTCATTTGTAGCAGAATTATAAAAACCAGTATCTGTATCATCAACAAAAGCAATAGAAGGTGCAGTCTCTATACCGGATGCAAATAAACCGGTAATGCCAGAAATTGTTACACCACTAGCAATAATATCTCCAGAAACAGTTAAACTGTTATTAACAACTAAGTTTCCTTCAACATTAACGTCACCGCTAAAAGTAGGAGAATTAACTAAACCTGAGATTGTTGTTGTTGCACTACCTTCAGAAGGTGAAACACCTGTTGTATAGGTAAGGTAATCAACACGAACTTCACCATATTGAGCCATGATACTACTTTGCTCTTAATACATATATTTTGTATTCTACTTTAAGCAGACCAAATTGTTAATACAAATCTACCTTCACTATTACCTGTTCCAGATTCAATAGTTACAGCACGATTTCCATTTGTAGCAAATCCAATACGTTCACCAGAATCATTATAAAAACCTGTATTAAGATCACCTGTAAACGTAATGCCAGGTTCTCCCGAAGTTCCCCATGGGAAAGCAGCTTGTCCTGAACTAACTGTTAAACCACTGACTAATGTGGTAGATCCTGTAACAGTAAAGGTATTTTCAATTACTCCAGATGCTGCTGTTAATCCACTAATTACAGTTAAATTACCATCAAGCGTAACGTCGCCTGATGCTTCTAAATCAACAAAGAAGCCACTTGTGAAATTTAATGTAGTACCAGTAACAGTAACACCTGTTAGCGTTTGGAAAGTACCATTAGTAAATAATGCATCAATACCGGTTACAGTTGTACCTGTAATATTTGTAAAACTTAAAGCTGTGCCACTAGCAGTAACAGCACTTAAATCTTGAAATATTCCTGACGTAAACTCAACAAGATTACCAGTAACTGTTGTATAAACACCAGTAACAGCTGTAATATTTCCACTAATTGTCGCATCATCATCAACAGTTAATGATCCAGAAACTAAAAAGTCTCCACTAACTGTTAACCCACTAAGAATAACTAACTCATCAAAGGTAGCAGTACCGCTGACATCTAAATCTCCGCTAACAATTAAATTGTTATCAACTAAACCACTGCTTACATTTAAGAAAGAAATGCCACTAATATTAGTAAGCCCATCGCCTACAACATTTCCACTGGTAATAGAAACAGTCCCACTAATATCAGTATTGCCGCTTAATTGAGTTGTTCCTACAACAATAAGATTTCCACCAATATCTGTATTGTTAGCAACATCTAAAACACCACTAACTCTTAAATCACCTGTTGCAGTTACGTCACCAGAAACAACAACACCTGTAACACTAACGAAACCTCCTGTAATAGTAGGAGCAGTAATTAAAGTATCAAAAGTACCTGATTGCCCTGTAATTGTTTCGCCACTAATACTTCCTGTGACGCTAATACCGGAAGCGAAATATCCTGATCCACTTGCAAAAATATCTTGTAAAACGGTAAAATTACCGCTAATAGTCTGGTCACCACTGAAGCTTAAATTTGCAGCAGTTAAAGTGGAAACATTTATTGTTGTTGCATCAATAGTATCGCCTGTAATTGATGCTCCAGATAGTGTTGTATATTCACCTGTAGCACCTGAGATGTAAGTTCCTGTAATATTTGTAGCTGTTAAATCACCTGTAACAGTAAGGTCATTACCAATAAAACCATTGGTAAATTGTATAGTTGTTCCCGTTAAAGTATTGACGTTAATACCAGTGGCTGAAACATTTGTGAAGTCACCAGTAGTTAGTGTTAAAGCGTTTCCTGTTGCTGTTGTGTATCTAATTACATCACCGGTTATTGTTGCGCCTGAAAGGGTTCCCGTTGAAGTAAAGATGCCTGTTTGAGCAATTACAGTGGTAAAACTAGCAAGTTCTCCTGTAATTGTTTGACCACTAATAGTACCTGTAGCTGTAATACCACTTACAAGAAAAGTACCACTAACTTCAACGGTTCCAGTGGCAATTAAATCTTTTACATTAGCGTAATCAAATAAACCAGATACAGCATCAAGAGTATCTGTTACAGCAAAAGTAACTGCAGTGCCATCATCAATGCCTACAGAATCTCCTGTAATTGTTGTTCCAGATACATTGTCAAAATAACCACTAACAAAATCAATTGTTGTGCCTGTTGCAATTGTAAAATTGCCTGAAGTAACTTCTAAATAATCACCTAATAAATTATTAACATCAATTTGATTTCCTGTTATATTTCCTGTTACTGTTAAATCATTGGCAATAAGCAAATCATTTCTAATAATTACATCTTGTTTAAAATCTGCATTACCACTTACTGTTAAACCAGTGGCTAATGTAGCTTCACCACTGACTCTTAAATAGCCTGATACAATTAAATTGTTTAACTCAAAAGGATCGATTTCATTATAGTTAATATAATATGTATCTAAATATTCACGAAAACCACTGAAAGTAATTTTCTTATTGCGTAGAGCAGGGTCAACTTCAAAAACGTGCACCAAATTGAGCACGTCTGCATCGACAATATCCCCTGGAAGAATAGCGGGAAAATCTGTTATCTTTCTATTTGGCACCCTGCTCTAAGCCAAGTCCTCATTTAATTATAGGACTGCTTATTTACCTTTGATTTCGATACGCGAAATTAAATCAGTAGCAAAGCTCCAAGTGAATTGAACTCCTGTTACGATTCCGCAAGCCAATAAAAGCGTTAACAATAACTCTGCAAGTGTCATATTGCGTTTTACATAAACTATTTGCGGCGTTGAATTGCTTGTAACTACTGGCACTTCTTGCTTAAACGGCATTTGCATAGGTTGTTCTTGTTCAACAGAACGCTTTGCGGTTACTTGCTGAATTGCATCTTGTAGTGCTTTTTGTCGCATTTCTTCAAAATTAAAACTCCTTTTTTCAGGCATTTGCATTTGTGCCTGATTAAATTCAGTAGGATTTTGATATCGTTCGCCAGCCGGATCAACGTAATAGTTTCCTTCTTGCTGAGGAATATTGCTAGAAGGTACTTGATCTTCCATGCTTGTCGGGTTATTCTGCATACAAACTGTAGCATTTATTTTTATCTATGTCTTCTGACATCAACAAAGAGTTATCAGTTATTGCAGGAGAACTAAAAGGAATCAGAAACATCCTTGCTTCGATATGGCATTCTAAATACAGCAATAAAGAAACGGATCAAGTCAGTCCTGAGATCTATGCAGATGAATACATCTCAACCGAAGAATGTGCCAAACGCCTTGGCGTAACTGATCAAACAATTCGCAACTGGATTCTACAAGGTAAGAAAAAAAATAAACCAGATAATTTTACTGGTTGGGTCCAGGGGGTTCATTATATTGTCATTCCTGCAGGTAAAACTAAACAACTTGTTCGTATCCCCTGGAATCAATTAATCCTTTCTTTTCATAAAGGTCCGGAAGCAAGTCTTCGTACATTTGATGGTGGAAGTGGAATGTATAAACAACGACGCACAGAATTAGAAAATGTCGGCATCCCGAAAGAATAATTATGGCTCACCGTTTTGATGGCATCGTGATTAGCGCTTTAACTCTAGATAATTATCAGGAACTTCTCCCAGTGAGCTTAGCTTCGCAGGTACGTCTTTTTTTACCACCAGAGGGTTCTTTTGATGATGGTTGTTTACAACGCTATATAAAACTACTGCATGATTTTGAAGTCGAAGATCCTAACAGTAACATGACTTTGGCGAATCGTTTGCGTCTAGCATTTGTAAACATGGAGCCAGATACAATTTGTAGTCGGTTCCCCAATGCAGATCTTCCTTTAAAACGCAGGCTTCGTTGTGTTGCTGAATACTTAATACGCTCAGGGGAGTTTAGAAAAATGCGAAACGAAAATGATAAATTAATAAAGAAACGTGGCGCACTAGGAAAGATGGTTGTTATTTATGAACCATTGCCTAAAATGCTACAAGCTTTACACAAACAACGTTTAATTGATCATGGATAGACGCGAGAAATTACTAGCTTCTGTAATCGGAGAAAACTTTGATTCTGCTAGCGCCAAGTATGCAGATGCAACAATTAAACTGCTTCTTGGTGATATGGGTAAATACTTCAATAAATTCTGGGAAACAGAAGGCCCTGGAATAATGTGCTTTCAGCCAAACAACAACGATCGTTCAATGTTTTGGTTGACACTAAAAGAACTACACGCTGCTCAGGAATCTTCTGAAGGAGAGCTTCAAGAAACGTTTAAAACAATTTTAGAATCTGCTCAAAAACTTGATCCTGCAGCAGGCGCTGGTTATATCATCAATGACCACCAAGGGATGCGTTATTTTGCAATTGATTATAACCAGGTTAGTGATTGATGGGTATCAAAAGAGGCAACATTAAAACTGAAGATTTTGAGTGGGTTACCAATCGAGATTTGATCGATTCCGCTCATATGCTTTTAGGAGAGATCACATTAGATCCTGCTAGTTCTGATTTCGCAAATCAGTACGTACAAGCAAAAAATTACTACACACCTATTAATGACCCGCTTAATGAAGACGAATGGTACGGTAACGTTTATTTATTCCCCCCTCAATTTTCTTATTACTTTAACAAAAAAGAAGATAAATGGATTCGCACCAGGGGCTTGTCTCCTACTTTAACTTCAGGCCATGCGTTGTGGTGGAAAACACTGAAGCGAAAATGGCTAGAAGGCAAAGTAGAGCAAGCTATTTTTTTCAGTAATTATATTGACATAACGATGTATGTACAAGACATCTTTGATCATCCTGTTTGCATCATGAAATCAAGACCTAAATTGATGCGTCATTATCTTGCAACGGATGAAACAATGCATAAAACCACGGGCTGTAGTGTCATAGTTTACTTACAACCACGTGATAATGTGCAAGAAGCTACAGAGAATTTTGTTGATATCTACAGCGAAAAAGGAAGAATTTTGGTGTAGATTATCTTCATTGGATAAAGCACATGTCTGTTCTTAGCGACAAAGAAATCCGTAAATTAGCTGAGGAAGGGATGATAACTCCTTTCCAGGATTATCTTGTCAATAAAGAAAACGATGTCCCAGTCTTAAGTTATGGGCTTAGCTCGTATGGATATGACATTCGTTTATCTCCTAACCAATGTCTTTTATTTGGCGGTGTGCAGCATGGCATGTGCGATGCCAAAAACTTTGATCCTGAAATTTTAAAAGAAACTGAATTGCATAAGGATGAAAGGGGTCAATATTTTATTATTCCGCCTTATGGTTACTGTTTAGGCGTTGCTATTGAACATATTAAGCTCCCACGAGATGTCACTGTAGTTGCTGTGGGCAAGTCTACATATGCCCGTGCTGGCATTATGGCAAATATTACACCAGCTGAAGCTGGCTGGGAAGGCCATTTGACTTTAGAAATTAGTAACTGCACTCCATTGTTTAATAAAATTTACGCTAACGAAGGTATCTGTCAGCTCTTGTTTTATCAAGGAGAGCCTTGTGAAGTTAGTTACTTTGAACGTAAAGGCAAATATAACAAACAACCTTATGAAGTAGTCCTTTCTAAAGTCTAAAATTTTAGTATGGCTAGACTAAGGGTATAGCTTTAGTAATAAAGCCTACTGGTTGACGGTTGTGGCTTATCTGCATAATTTGTTGAACCGGCCCTGCCAAATCGATCTCCTTCGATAAAAGCAGGGGTTTGTCCTTCTCTGGTTGTATATGGCTGATCGTAGTTTCTTTTCTGGCGAAACTTTCCAGCTGAACGAGCTGATTTCAAGAACTTTTCAACACGACGCTGCTGTCCTACGTTGCGAGTATCCGCAGCACGGGCAATTTCTTTTTCATCATCATCTAACCGGCGAATATCTACGTCGTAAGAACGCTCAGGATTTAAATCGGTAATGGAAGAACCCGAGCTACTTCTTCCTTCACCAATATCTGGAATTAGCATCGAATTGTATCACTTATAATGTAGTTTAAATCAGGAAAATATTCATGGATGCTTTTTTAAATGCTTTCATTGAAGGCAATTATAAATTAAAGCAGCGTTTAACAAATCTAGATACTTTTGGTCAGCCTCTAGATAACGATGCTAATGATGTACCACTTTACGATCAATACAACACTGGCTTAGCTGTTACCCAACAAGACATGCCACGTGATAACTTAAGTATAGATCCTAGAGCGCAACCACGATGCGGATTAACAGGAATGATTCCCAGCGCAGAGATGGGAATTATGCACGGGGCACAGCCTCAACCAAGGCAACTACTGGTGGATATGGGGCAACTGTCGCCGGAGGAACAGGAAGTGTCAATGGCGATGCAAAGGAAACTAAAGCAAGGCGTGAATCGTTGAAGGATTTGTTTGAACCAATTGATACAAATGAGTTGACTGAGATCAGCGATTGTCCAGGAGGTGTCTGTCCTGTCCCCTGGGCAACAGATACTAGTGGTAATGATGAGCCAAAAGAAACATCAATGCGTCCTGTATTAATTAATAACATTAATCATCCTTCACACTACACAGAAGAAGGTGGTATTGAATGTATTGAAGCAATTGAAGCACAACTTACTTTTGAGGAATACGAAGGGTTTCTTCGTGGCAATTGCGTTAAATATTTATGGCGTTGGAAAAATAAAGGCGGTGTGGAAGATTTAAAAAAATGTCGTTGGTATCTTGATCGTCTTATTGAAGTAGCAGACGCAGAGAAAAATTAATCTCTTTGGCGCCAGTCGTCTGTTTTTTCCTGGCTAAACCATTCCACAATGTCATCCGCACTGTCAAAACCGGTGCGGTAATTTTGTGGGTCTGGATCACCAAGATCCATTGCATTCATAAAACCATCAAGACTGTTTTGTTTCATTTCTGGGTTATGAGCAATGCGTCGTGCGCGCCTTAAAAGCTCACCTGCTGATCGATTAGCTTTAGCTAACTTCTCAGCCCAAATCATATCTTTTAATTGAACTGGTTCTTTACAAGAAATTTTGTTACAGATAAATTCAAGACGTAATCTATATTCCGTTGACAACATGCACTACTGTTTATTCTGTTTTGATTATAAGTGATTCGCAACAAAAAACTTAAAAAGGAGCAAAATCATCTCCTTCTTCGTCTTCATAATTTTCCTCGTTCATCATTGATAAAGCAAGTTGCGCTAACTCAATATCAGAAGGAAGGTCAAATTCTAGCTCGATGTCTTCTGCTTGCAACATATCTTTAACTGCTTGAATCTGTAGCAAATGCTGGTGATAAAGATTCAAAATGGCATCTTGAAGTTCATCCCATGTCATCTCTTTGACGGCAATCTCTGCCTTACGCATTGCCAATTGAAGATGCAGTGGCATATCAAATTCCTTAGTGGTAGATTCACCCATACCGTTTGCCATTACTTTATTTATTTTAGTCCAAACATTTAAAGATTGAATCTAACTCATCTTGGGAAAAATCCGTATAAGGATCGGATTCAAGATCAAAATCATTGGCGAACTCAGACAATGTGTAGGGACTTACTGATTCTTGCAGTGTACGTATAGCACGTACCTGATGTGGAGCAGCAACATAATTCCTGAAAGCCTTTAAAAGTATGTCATCTGATGTCCAGGAATTTGTATTGTATTCCTGAAGAAATAATTTAACTTCTTGCCTACGTCTGTCAATTAATCCACCAATGGCTTGATGCGTGGCATCAAAAATCCATTTAGTGATTTCTTGGGATGCCTGGATATAATCTTCCTGTTCGCACCAGTCAATAATACTGCTATAAAGAAAAGGTTCCCAGCCTACTGAATGGACAAAAGAAATTAACGCGTTAAGCATAGAGGCATCAAGACCTAAGTTTAATTTGTTTAGTTCATTAGCAATAACGTTTACTTCTTGCAGTAAATACTCCATTGCTTTTTGCTTGGTGCAGAGATGTCCTTGCTTGACCGGAGATCCATCTGGGTAATAAGTAGTACCATAGCCAATAAGATAGGCTTCCTGGCCTGTCGTAGGGTCACAGAAAGCCTTCTCATGGAACCCCTCAAATTTTTTAATCAGCTGAACAGCTTCTTTGTAGGGGTACATATTGGTACATTAATTACCAATATATTATCTTATTTCTTCAGTGCAGTGGTTACAGGAAATTTAATTTTTGAGTATTCTGCATACAGATGGTGATTGTGCCTTCTGTAATTCACTTATCTTTTGGTTATGTGTTATTATAAATAATAAGAGATTCCTCTGGTGAATGCAAGTTCAGAAGGCAGTTAAATTACGAATCTATCCGACAACTCGTGAAGACATTGTTCTTCTTGAGAAGCATTGTGGTGCGAATCGTTGGTTGTATAACCACTTCCTTCAACTTCTAAATGTTGCTCATAAAGAGCGTCAATCATTCACATACAATAACCAAGCAGGGATCATCACTTCTCTCAAGAAAGACCCAGAGACTGAATGGTTAAAGGAAGTGAATTCACAATCACTTCAACAGACACTCAAGCATCTGGTGGAAGCAAAGGATCGTTTCTACAGGAAACTGGGAGGATTCCCTCGCTTCAAAAAGAAAGGCAGGAACAAAGATTCATTCAAAGTTCCACAGCACTTTAAGTTCGATAAAGAGAACAAGACCATTCAACTACCCAAGTTCAAGAATGCTTGGAAATGGAGAGGCGAATGGAAAGGAGAACTCGCTGAGATCAACTCCATCACTATCTCCAAGAGTCCGACAGGCAAGTTCTATGCGTCTGTTCAAGGAGTCTTTGAGATTGATCAGAAACCAGTATCTGAGGATATGGTTGGTGTTGATCTGGGTCTGAAGGATTTCGTCATTGACTCTCACGGCAATGTTGTATCAAATCCTCGTTTCTTTAGGAAACAACTAAAACGACTGAGGTATGCTCAGCGTCAATTGTCTCGTAAAGTCAAAGGTTCTTCGTCTCGTGAAAAGTGTAGGAAGCGTGTTGCTCGTATTCACGAGAAGGTTCGCTTCCAAAGAGAGAACTACTTACACCAAGTATCCCATCGTTTAATCAACGAGAACCAAGTGATTGCGATTGAGACTCTTGCTGTAAAGAATATGATTAAGAACCGAAAGTTGAGTCTTTCTATTTCTGATGTCTCTTGGGGAACTTTGGTTGTCCAATTGAAGTACAAGTCTCAGTGGCACGGAAGGGAACTGATTCAAGTCGATCGCTTCTACCCCAGTAGTAAGTCTTGCTCACAATGCGGGCATCTGATGGATTCAATGCCGATGAGTGTAAGGGAATGGGATTGCCCTTCCTGTGGAACTCACCACGACAGAGATATCAATGCTGCTAAGAATATATTGAACGAAGGTTTGAACCTTCTGTGTGGTTTAGGAACTAAGTCGCACACTAAACAAAAACAGGTGGAGGCGTCTTCAATAGAAGAGTCTGTGAAACCTGAAACCGGGATGTCTTTAGCATCCCGGTAGTTCATGTTCTGCCACTATTAACCAAATAAAGAGCTATATGAACCCATCATACTTCCCCCTGAATTAAAGCTATCTTCTTCTTTTTTTTCGTCACTAAAAAGATCAAAA